GGGGGGGATGACTCCCCGTCCGATGGATTTCAGACAAGTTCCCTACGACAGGCATCTGAAGCCAATAATCAAGGATCTTGCACCTCAAGTGTATCAGAAACTAAGAACGTTGAAGAGGCATGGGGGGACGAAGAGATCACTGATGGCCAAGTTGACGGTCTACGGGAAAAGGTATGTACCGATTCACGTCCTAAAGAGTTCAAAAAACTCATGGGCGTTATCGTACGCAGTTTCAAAGGCAAGAAAGGACTTCGATTTGGGGTATAAATTGGAACCGCTACCGTGGCGTCAAGTGAGATTGGAAGGAGACAAATCTTCTGGCTTTCCTTATTACAAACCTAAAAGGGAGGTGTACGAACAGACTGTTAAAGATGCTCGTGCACTAGCTCATTATATGAAGCGTAAAGATATTCCAGCACATAAAATCCCTTGGCATATTACAACTATGTTCAAGAGATCTCATGTATCAGAAATCGACGTGGAAAAGGTTAGGTTAGTATGGGGATACGCAGCTGCGATGACTTTGATTGAAGGTAAATTTGCCCAACCTTTAATTGAGGCTTACTCGCATCTTGACACCCCGGTAGCGATGGGCGGCCATACACCCTCTAAATTGTCTATGATGGTTAGTTCTGTTGATGGCAGTAAGTACGAAGCTTTTAATTTGGATTTTTCTGGATTCGATGCAACTGTACCTCCCTGGTTAATTAGAGCAGCTTTTGACATCTTAAGGCGCCAATTTACGTTTGAAGAATGGCAGGGGAACCCTGTGAATATTCCTACTCAGAAGAAATGGGCTCAAGTCTGGGATAAAATGGTTTGGTTTTTTATCAATACCATAATTCTGGCAGTCGATGGAAATTTATATAGGAAGGATTCTGGGATTCCCAGTGGTTCATATTTTACAAGTCTTATTGGAAGTATTTGCAATTATATCGCTATAAATGTTTGTATTCTTATAACTGTGGGGAAAACTGGAGTACCCCGCATTCATAAAGTACTTGGCGATGATTCATGGTTTACTCTCAATAAGTCGTACTCTTCTCGCGTGAAGCTTAAAGATTGGTCAGTTCTACTTGAACGTTACTTTGGAATGGATCTCTCACCCTCTGAATCTGAAGGTGGGAAATCCCAGAGAGGTCACCCTGAAAATGTTAAATTTTTAGGTTATTTATATCGTTTTGGTTTTCCATATCGTGAAGATTATGATGTACTGAA